ATCATCGCCAACGCCATGCAAGCATGCTTGCACGACGCTTCGTGTATGAACAGACTGAAAACGGCTCGGTTAGCTCTAAAGCTAAGCTGCCGTGGTCGTGTATCTCATCTAACCAAGACATGGAAGAGCTAGGCTTTTCGACAAAATATCGAAGAAGCATAGACCAACCATTAATGGTATGTTTAATAGATGGGGTGTATACATCGACGACACGGAACTCGAATTTTTGCAAATTCTTGTTCCATCGTCGACGGAAACACTTCGCATAGTCAGGTACCTCTCGAAGACTAGGACATGTCAAAGACATGTCGTCGTCCGGGATTGGTCCGTATGTGGAGAACAATCGACTTACGATTAACTCGTAAGTTCGATAGTACCGTTTATCGTAGAAGGAATTAGCGTAAGCTATCCAACTCGTATAAACTTCTGGGCTGGGTGATGTGTCCCAAACAGTTCTTAAACGAACTGGAGTAGTATCGATACCTTTGAAGGCATCCATACCACAGGATTCACGAAAGAACCCTTGAGTACAGCTCTTGTCACGGTTGATTTTCAACCCAAATGACTCGAGACTATTCATCGCGTCTTCGGCGAAGGCCGTTGGAACGACTACATCATCACCATACACTAAGATGTTCTTGCGAACATCTGCGTCACGGGTTGTCGCGTATAAGATCGCCCAAACTGTTAACGCCAAAACGGGAAAGCATAATGCTGACCCCATTGGCGCGAACTTTTTGAGTTTTAAGATCTTACCACACGGCAAAACCGTCGATGAGGACCTGCATGCGGCTAAGAACCTATAAAGGTGCTCAGGCCACAGTAGGCGAACTAGACCAACAGAAACTCGATCGCTAGCCTCGTTGAGGTCAAGTGTCGAGTACTTACCCTCCTTGCTACCTTCACAGGCAGCAAGTCGGTTAGGTTGTTGATCAGTGAAATTCACAATACCTTTTGTAAGGTAGTGAGATTCCACGTGTTGAACAATCTTCCGACCTAGTCCCTGCTGAATCCATTGATAATCAACGGGTTCTTTAGAGATTAGGCGTGGACCACGCGAATCTTTCGGCACAAGTATAACTTGG